CAGGCCGAGGCGGCGGAGGCGGTGCGGGCGTGTTAGTTGCCGGAGGCGGCGGCGCGGGAGTAGGCGCACTGACTGCAGGCGGAGGCGGCGCAGGAGTAGAAGCCGACGGGGCACTCGAAAAAGTAGACATAATAGTTTTCCTCACTTTCCATTCAGTTCTGCCATAAGACGGTTAGTCCAACCGTCACTGTAGTTGAAATTCGTGCGCTTAGTGTGACGTGCGCTCTTGATTCTCTTCGCCCGATTCCTCTTGTGCTCCTGAAACTCGATCGTCTTGCGACGGACCTCGTCTTCGCGTCCGTCCATGCGGCGGATTGCTGGGTATTTCATGCTTTGACCCACTCAATCTCGTCGCCGAGAAGCCCGCGCAAATCATTGATCAGATTACGAGCATTCCCAAGCTCTTCCTCGCTGATATCGAAAATTCTGTAAACGTTCCCTTCAGTGCAGACGACTAGGAAGGAATCGTGGGCGCATTCGGGGATGAAAACGTTGCGGACGTTTCCGATGAGGGCGGGCTGCTGAACGGGGATAGCCTGTACGAGGTCGGCGCCGGTAAGAATTGCGACGGCGGTCACTCGCTCAACGGGGATGCCTCGGAATTCGTTCTCGCCTTTCTCGTATCCTTTTGCGGGGAAGTGGATCTTGGTGCCCTTCAGATTGGTAAATACGGCGCCTCCTGTGGTCTTGCATGATCCGTATCCGGTGCGACGGCGTGCCATGATGAACCTTTCTTCTAATGTGTGTGATGGTGATGGTGGGTGGTGGTGGCTCGTCGTCCCGTGACGGGCCACCACCGTTATGTATGTGTGTGTCAGTTCTCCAGCCACCAATCGGCCAGGTAGGCGATGGTCTCGTTAGTCAGAGCGGAGAGTCCGTCGTGGACGATAGTGAATCCGTCGGCATCGTACTGCCAGAGTCCCCAGGAGACGACGTCGTCGCACACGTGGAGTCCGAGCGTCCGGCCGCCGTGGAGTGTGGCTCGCTTGAGGCCGATGGTCTCGCCGGTCTCGTCTACCCAGTAGTCCGTGTCGCCCCAAGCGTCGGCGGCGGTGCCGACGGCGTAGGCGATGTCGGTGTCGGTGGCAATGTTCTCAACAGTGGTGGTCATTGTCTTGTCCTCTCTATCTCTGGCTGGGTGGCTTGTTCTCCCTGCCGATGTCTTAATCATGCTCCCCCGTGCGCCATGGGTCAACCCATGCGGGCGGTGACCTACCCCACAAAACCAATGTTGTGTGAGGTATTGACAGACACTGGGCGTGTGTGGTATATGCGCGCGCACGTACCCATATATGCTACGGACGCACCCAGGCGCTCATGATAAAATTGAGACCACCGAAAACCTATATGAAGGGCGGTGCAAAATTGGCAGATTCCGTCACAGAATATGCTGCGTCGGAAATGAAATATTGGTGCACCACAGGCGACTACGGGGGCACCGGATATGCCCAGGATAATCGCTGGACCTGTTACTGGAATAGCAATGACGCCGGCTGGAAAACGGGCCCTGGCGACATGGATTGCAGTAGCGGCGTAGCGGGCGCCTACAATATTGCATTCCACAATGTCTGGGGAACCGGCTGGGACGATCCGATCATGTTCCCGCGAACCGGCGAAACATGGACCGAAACTCTGAATTCCCTGGCCGCGAATCGCGGTTTCATGGATATCGGGGACACGTGGTACGGGTCCACGCCGTCGGGAGGATTCCATGTCGGCGACATGGTCCTGAAAACAACCGGAGACGGCGGACATGTCGCAATGTGCGTGCGCGAAGACGACGGTTCATTCAACGCGGGCGACCCGCTCCTCGCTGAGGCGTGGATTAACGAAAATGGTGAAATCGCGGAAGGGCAGATGGGGGATCAGACCGGCTACGAAACACACGTAGTCCGGTACAGCAGTCACCCGATGACTGTCGCGGCCTCGTGGTCCACATGCATCCGGTTTGGAAAGCGAACCGATTCCGATAACGGGCACGAGGCCTCCGGTTCATACCGCCTTTCTTCAATTCAGGAGGCCGTTCTCAGGGCCGCCGATGCGGAGAATTGTCCGTGGTGGGCCGCCCTGGCGTGCCTATGGATGGAGACGGGCGAGCGTGGCGCAAACATTTACGGGCACGACGCTGGTGGTGCCGGCCCGCACGGCGAGGAGGTAACCGAGGAGAATTTCCGCGAGTTTCTTGCGGCGATTCGAGACGGTGAAACTTCAAACGGCGTTGGGCCTTTGCAGATCACGTATTCGGGCTATTTCCTGCAAGACCCGGATCGCGAATGGTGGATGCCAGAGAAGTCGGCCGAGGTCGGCTGTCGTATTCTTCGTGACCTTATTAACGCTGAAGGCGATTCCTATGAGGCCTTGAAGCGTGTCGGATCGCGTTATAATTCAGGTAACCCGTATGACGCCTATGAGTCTTATGGGATTCTTTTCAGTAACCGTTGCAAGTCTTGGTATGATTATGGTCGCCCGTCTGGGGGCGCCGGAGAGGAATTTTGGGATATGAGCGAGGGTGTTGATCTGCTCAGGGAGATTCGCGATCTTTTCCGTAGCGGAAAGGCTGGGGATCATTTCGCGGGCGACATGAATTGGTACGCCAAGGCCACCTATGAGGAGGTTAAGTCCATTCACGCGTCCGTGGATCAGATTCTGCATTCCGTGACTCCTGGGCAGGAGAACGTGCGTGAAGCGGGCGCGATTTATGGTGCTGTGAACGAGATTCGTAAGGCCGTGTCTACGCCTTCGTCTTTGCAGGCGCATGATGGTGTCGCAGAGTCTCCGACTCCGGAGTCTCCAGCTCCGGCTCCGGAGCAGAATTCCTGACACAGCATATTGGTATTTATCATGACTTGTTTGGCCGCTATTATGCTGGGCGTTACGTCATGATGGATATGTCATACGGGGAGCTTCACTCTCTTCCCTCTCCGTGATCTCCTGTGGCAGTGGTAGGGCAAGTCTCCGGATGGTCAATGAAAGATCGTCCGGAGACTTGCTTTTGTTGTGTGCTATACTTCTCTCCGTACCGCTTATTGGTTAATACACAAATATTTTCCTACGCGTTCCGACGGTGCAATAAGAGAATACTATCGCCCTCACGTTTCCTGCACATTGACCCCCTCGTGTTCTAGGAGTTGACGTGAGGGCGATGGTATACAATCCATCTAATGAAAGTGAAAATTAGGGTGACTAAGTCGCTTTATGTTGCTACCATTTTTGCGGCCGTCATGGTGACAGCAAACACAGCATTCATGGTGTATGACGATTTCACCAACGGCACTATGAATGTGACTCGCGATTCTTTGTGGTGTGTTGGTGCAATTATTCTTTGGGCCAGCGTACGCACCGTACGGTTTATGCGGACCGTCGGCTACCATCCCGGCTTCCACAGAAAGTGACAGAACAGTAACATTCCCCGCCTAGTGTCACCATTGCTAGGCGGGGAATGTTATATAATACATGCTGGCAACCATATTAAAACAATCACAATAAAGAGGACATAGATAGACGATGGTCCCTTTCATGCATGATGTCCTCTCTGACGCCACCTTGGTTGCTCTGGCTGCGCTCACCGGCACAATATTCTCGAATATAACGCAGCGCAAAAACGCGCGGGATCAGGAGCAGATCTCAATTCTGGACATTACCGTCCGATCTCTTTCCGAGAGAGTGACCGCCCTGGAGGCCAGTCTTGCTGCAGCCGAAAGGGCCGCGGATCTGGCGGAAGACGGCCGACGGCGGGCTGAAGTGAAATGGTGGGAGGCCGTCTCTTTCGCGCACACTGTTATCGATTGGGGCAGGTCCCTGAAAATTCTGATACCATCTGATAAAGAGGACTCAATCCCTACTGAGCCTCAAATTCCGGAATCTATGAGGTGATTCATAAATGTTTACTCCTGAGGTTCGCAAGGCGCTTTACGCTCTGCTCACCGCCGTGCTTGGTGTTTTTGCGGCCTTCAATGTTATTTCTGCGGATCAGGCGTCTCAGTATGCTGACGCTGCTACCCAGATTGTCGGCGCTCTGACTCTGGCGCTGGCTACGTATCACACTCGCCCCGGCGCGGCCGCTGG